GCTGAAAAAATTCTTTTCTCTTTCTTAACCTCTTTTGGAAGTGTTATGTATTCAGCATAGTTTTTGTCTATGATGTCATTTTGGGCGGCGTACTTGCAGAGCTGTGAGCATAGCTGCTTGATTTTTGCACATTGCGAACGGCTGAAACGTTTGGCACATTCGGTTATGCACCTCTGATAATCTGCTGTTTTAAGCTCTGACATCTTCCTGCCTGCGATACTATCAAGGTATCTCCATGCGGTCTTGTAGCCTTGCTCACCACTCTTTGTAAGGCTTTCAAAATGCTCGGAGCTCCAATTCTCGTACGTTTGTGCAAGTGTTAGGCTGGAGTGATCTATGTGCGTAGAGTTGAAGTAACTATCAAGGGCGGCTTGTGCCTCTGCTGCCGTTTTGAAGCAGCCGATGTACTTTTCACCTGTGCCGGACGTTGTTCGAGGGCTGAAAACCACATATGGGCGGTTTTTGTATTCAGGCTTGTATCTTATCGTGCCTGTACCTCTTGCTCTGCGACGTGTTTTTCTCTTAGTAGTTTCCTGCTTCTTGCCACAGTAGTTGCAATAAATAGAGCCGTCAGGAATTTCCTTACGGCATTTTTTACATAGCATATATTCCTCCTATTCTTGACACTCCTAAAAAAGTGTGCTACAATAAAAGGGCAAAATTCGCCCTTTATTGGTCTATTGGTGTGAATTTGAATCGAGCTGATATTGGTAGTATCCGCTCTGCTCGCCTCTGAGTGTTGGTAGCACTTGGGGGCGTTTTTTTTTATGATTTTATTCTGTATTTTCTTGGTGTACGAACAATGATAGTTATCATATCATTCTCGTTTTGCACTATATCAATTACTTTCGCTTTAGTTATTTTGGAAATTGCTTTCTTCTTTGCCTTTACATTCTCGATGTCATCTGCAAATTTTAATTTAAGGGTAAATGACAGTGTTTTGGAATCTGTGTTTATATCTTCTATCCTTGAATAAATTCCACACTTTTCGAGATAAGCAACTAGCATTGTAGATGAGTTGGTCAAATAAGATCTGAATAAATTAAGCTTATCGTCAAATGACTTTTCTGTTTTATCAACCATATGTGAAAGCGTATCTCTGTCCAACAGCTCTATATCATTCACCTGTGCAAGCTGTTTGGCAGGCTCGGTAAAATACTGATTTGTCATAACGGCACCTTTGTCACATTGGTAGTACGCAAGTCCGCCGACAACTTCTTGTATAGGGGTGTTGTCAAGTTTGTGATTGTATCGTTTACATTGTATCGCATATCTGACCTTGTCTTTCTCTGCAATGACATCAACGCCAAAGTCACCGGAGCCTCTTGTCACCTTAACGTGTTTGTAGCCGTTGGCTTTCAGAATATCAGCACAGGCATATTCAAATTGGTGTCCGTCCATTTTATCAAGTTGTTTCAAAGTATACTTTCTGTGAAGCTTGCGGTAAATGGTGCAGACCATGCTTATGAATATGATAACGCCGATCACGATAGCAACTACCATAAGGTTATGCTTGGCTCGCTCGGATATGTGAGTTCTAATAAGGTCTATGATAAGAGCGATTATGCAGACAAATATCAGATAGCCGAATATAGTGGCAATGCAGCCCGGCTCTGATTTGCGTTTCTTTGAGGACATTCTGTCACCTCACAAGCTGCTCATAAAGCAAACAGCCTTGCCGAGAATGCGTATAGTGTCAAGCTCCTCGTTGATATACACAAGCGGCTCATACGCAGGGTTTTCAGGATTGAGGATAAGCTTATGCTTTTCAGGATAATAATAGACTCTTTTCAGCGTTGCCTCATTATCAATTATCACTGCTGCGATCTCACCGTTTTCGACCATTGGCATTTGCTTGATAAAAACGATATCGCCGTCAAATATTCTTGCGTTTATCATACTGTCGCCCTTAGCTTTAAGGCAGAAATCAGCGTGGATATCAGTATCAGCCATTATGTAGCTTTCGTGATCCTCATCTGCAAAAATAGGTTTGCCGCAAGCTATCTCGCCGACCATAGGAAACTTTTTAAGTGCAAGTGGTCTGATATTGTCAAAGTCATTGAAAATGCTATCAGACGTATCCTCAACAGTTTCTTCACCTGTGATAAGTGAAACAGGATTGAGTTTAAGCACCTTTGCAAGTTCGGCTATCTTATCCCTTTTCATATTTGATATAAAGCCGTCTTCCCACTTCTTTACTGTACTCTTGCTAACGCCAACAGCATTGCCCACATCTTCAAGAGTAAGTTCGAGTTCTGTTCTTCTTTTATTTATAAGTTTTCCTATGTCCATAATTTTTGACCTCCTGATTTGGATTGATTATATTATAACATATAAGTTTCTAAAATGCAACTACTTTTTCAGAAAAAGTGAAAAAAGTTTCCTAAAGGGGTTGACAATGCTATTTTGATATGATATACTGAAAGTGTCCTAAAGGAAACTAAGACAGAAAGGGACGGTGAAAGCAATGAATATTAATGACCTTAATGCGGAGATAGCAAGGTGTGGTCTGACCATTCCAAAACTCGCTGAGCTAATAGGCTTGGACAAGAAAACGCTGTATTCTCGTATGAAAGGGGAAACTGCGTTTAAGCAGCCTGAGATCGCAAATATCTCCAAAGTGCTGAAACTTACGCAAGAAAAGATACTTGATATTTTTTTTGCAGACACAGTTTCTTAAAGGAAACGAGCGATTAAAAAGGGGGTGAGGTTATATTCTTAAAGTAGGCATTGTTCTAATGATTATCCTTATTCTGATATCAATATGGAACTCATTAGAGGAAAGAAAAGCAAATCAGAAGATTGATGAGCTAATGCAAAAGGTGAAGTTACTGACGATCATTGCGCATACGGAGTGTGATGATTTGCCTAACAGGTGGGATACGCCAGAGTTTAAAATAGCTTCTTTAGAAAGGAAACTAAGAAATTTAGAATTTTTTCTCCTAAGCCGTATTTATCAAGAGAAAGACATATCAGATAATCAAGAATCACAGTAAAAACAAACACAAAAGGTTGCAAAACTTTGTTTGAGATATGTTTGGTTATTGAAGTTATTCTTGGCAGAGGTATTCTGAAAAACCACGAAAAGCAATGCTTAGCATTGTATGAATAGTGATAGAATGCCTTATTAAGTAGGTCTTCAAATTTATAAGGATATTTTCCCTTGATTATATAATCTTCAAGATCATATCTATAATCAGACATATGGGCGTGTTCAAAGACGTTGGTAAATGGAATCAACAGCTCATAATTTTTAGCGTTTTGATTATTAAGAAGATTTTCTCGGTATGTATTCCTTAAATAATTAACGTGATATTTCCTATATGTGTTTTTCAAAAAGACTAAAATTGTAACAACGGCGTATATAATAAAGATTTTTAAGATCAATACATTTGCACACCTTTCATTTTTTGTATTTATTGTACCACAAATGGAAAGAGTTTGCAACTGATAATTGAGAGGTGAGAGAAACGTGGAAAAGAAAATTACTGCTACTCCAAGAGGATGTGACAGTGCCAGGGTTGAGCAGGTGATCGTAACAAGAGCCTTGAAAGGTGCAGGAACAGAAAATGACCCCTGTAGAGAGGTCATTCAGTATTGGACTCTTGACGGAGAGCTGATTGTAACAAGATCACAATATGAGGAGGGCAAACGTTGAATTTGGAAAAGATAGCGTACTATCTTGGTATTGCGTTGTGTCTAGCGAGTCCGCTTGCGTTTGGCATATGTGCGATAGTAGGGCTTGACAACACAATTCCGTTGTCTCTCATGATAACTAGCAATGTTTGCAGGATATGTTCACTGGAAGCAGAAATGACAGAAAATACAAAGAGGAGGGACAAAGCAATGAAAATGTACAAAGTAACAACAGTAGACCAGTATAGTCGCAGGTGGGTACATACAGTATTTGCCAATAGCAAGCGTGAGGCTATGAAAAAAGTAAGCGTTTTTGTTACGCCGCATGAAACTCTTTTGACAATTGAGGAGGTGGACTAAATGCTCAGGGTGATATCATCGGCAGAGGCAGTTGAGCGGCTGAAAGCCGCAGGCTTCAACACCAACGTGAACAGGCTGAACGCAGGTCTTAGACAGGGTGTGTATCCTTTTGGGTGCGCCATTAAGCTTAACGAATATGTGTACGAGATATACTCAACGCTGCTTGACAAGTGGATAGCAGAGAGATCAGAAAGGACGTGAGAAAATGAACAACCTGATAACAACGCTGGAAATCATCAGATTCGTGGCTGCAATAGCGTTATGTGTGGCGCTATTCGCTCTAGCGGTATATGGACTATACCGCAATATAAAAGAAACCGCAGAAACCGCAATCCGTGAGGAGCTGGAGCGTGCAGTG